GGTTCGTAGTTATCAGGTACGTCAACGATCAGCCCGCGAAGATGATATGTGCGGCTCGGCGTGTCGGTGTACTGGTCACGGTCGATGACTGAGCCGGCAACAGCAGAGAACGGATAGCTAAGGTTGTCGTCGGTGATCTCGCTGTAGCTGTTCCAAACAGTCCCGTTTGACAGCAAATCGCTGCTGCTGTCAGGCGTAATGCGGCGAACGCGGATATCAAACGGTTTGGTGTCGGGGGCATCAATGACGTGCGCCTCAAGGTACTCGCCAGAGATTTTCCCTGTAATCGTCACCGTCTTCTCCATGATCCAGCCCGACGAGCCAGTTCTGGTCTCGATAACCATCGTTACAGAGGTGTTTTTCTGGTTACCCTTGGAGTCCTGCTCCATGAGCCCGGTGACGCCGATGTTAAAACGAACGCGGGTCACGTCCTGATCTGTCACGGTTCTAACCAGCGGGGTGTCGTAAGTGACCTCAGTGTTAACAATGGTCGTCGCTTCGATTGCAGAGAAGCCGTTGATTGGCTCCTGAGTCTCCGATCCAGGTCGCCAGGCAACACTAATGCCGTTCACGTTGACATTACCGCTCGAGTCAGTGATAGGCGTCTTATTCAGCTTGAATCAAGACAGGTGCTCCTGATCCACCGGGCCCGCGATTGGCCCCTCAGATATCAGATCCAGTACCCGATAGAATTGTTTTGATTTGAGGTTATCGTCGAGTAATTTTGGGGTTGATGCTTTACCGCCACCTGAAGACATAGCGCCACCTTAGCTGATTGATTCTTCCCAGTCGGAATTATTAGATGTGTCGATCCCGAGACTTATTACGTTGCTACCGACCTCCATCTCGCCGAGGAGTATGGGGACAGGGTGCCCCTGCCCGACCCTGTTTTCTGCACTGGTAAACGAGTTATTCGTGAGGGTGTTTGTTTCGGCCGCTTCCGCTGATGTTTTACTTTTCATGTTCCGGGACATGTAGATGGAGTAAGCAACCGAGGCGGCAGACAGCACCAGTGAGGCAATGAGAACTATCGTACTGGTCTCAAGTCCCGCCCCCTCAACCACCGGGACAAACAGCACTACAGAGCCATCCTTCAGGCGCCGATCCATGTGCCACTGCACCGAAGACGTTTCAACATCCTCACCCGCCACTCGCATTCTTACTCTGGCGTTCAGGAATGCTTTTTTGAACTCATGATTCTGAGCAAGCAAAAGACGAATGCCCTGGGCAGGGGTATCAACGTTCAGCTCGACTTTGCGGAAATGTCGGCGTAAATGCCCTGCAAATTTAAAGATGAGCACTGTTCATGTCTCCATATGGAATGCATCTGCTTAACGTATGCCGGGCGCATTTGCTCTCTCCGGCTTAAATGCCCTGAGCAATCGTGGTGAAGAACCATATTGTCATCGAGCAGAATCATTGCGTGGCAAGGGTCGGCACCGGGGAATGGCTGCCTGATTATTACGTCACCTGGCAGCGCTTCTCCCGGCGATACCTGATTGAAGCCATTGCGCGACATGTTGTTCAGATAGAGATTCTCCCCTCTCAGCCACCAGCCATTCGTCCTTTCGAAGTCAGGGAGGTCAATGCCGCACAGGTGATACGCATCACGGAATAGCGTGTAACAATCAGTCACTCCGTGCTCGAACCGCCTCCCCAAAAGGTAATCCAACGGCCTGAACGTTCTGATTTTCCCGTTACAGGCCAGCACCCATGGAAGGCCCGATGCAACCTGGCATTTACGGTCGGATCCGGACAGAACCGGGCTGTTCATTGGGTGAGAGTGGAATACCGCAGTCACCTCTCCAGCCTCCTCGGCCGCCAGCCAGTCATCATCACTGATTCGGAAGTGCTTTCCAGGCTCCGGGTGAACATTCCGACAGCGGAACAACTGCCCGCCATCCAGGATTAAGCCGCACACCTCATCCTGCGACGATGCCGCATAATCGAGTAATTCCTGCATCATGAAACCTTCTGAGAGCCGGGGAAGCTGCTGATTGGCATTGGTTCCGGTCGTGGATAACGGAATCGGCAGCCGCTACGGCGGTGAGAGCACTTATCTTTCGCCGGGTCAGTGGTTGGATTGTCGCGCTCGTCTGCAACCGGCGGCCCGTCATATCCGCACCCGACGCCGCGATACTGCCACTGGCAGACGTCGGCAAGGATGGTTCGCGCCGGGATGATAGCGTTGTCGCAGTCAATCGGTGTCGCCAGCGTGTAGGTCACCTGCTCGAACGTCTCTTCCGTCATCTCCTCAACAACGTAGCGGGAAACCGCTTCCTGCGTCGGATCTGCGTCAGGGTTGCCATTGGGGAAGTTCACCGCGTCCAGGTATTTCACCGGAACCTGACGGCGGGTGATCACCACCCCAAGCATGTCGTCGAAGTCATGGTTTATGCCCGTCAGTAAACCCGTGACGTTCGCCACCACCATTGTTGGCCGGGCATATGTGCCTTCGTTCTTTGACTCGAACCCTTCGACTGCTATCGGGTATGCCTGATACTGATTCCCCTTCCAGATCACATTTCCGTAATATCCATTGGTGCCGGAATGAAACCGGATAAGGTCTCCGCCAAAGGGTTGCAGGTCGGCTTCGAACAGGTCGATAAACGCGCCTACTCCGGCGTCGACGCTATCAATAATCATACTGGCTGGTATGTCGCGCACGGCAAACTCCCATAAAAAAAGCCACCAAGTGGTGGCTACTGTTTGAATATCAGGATGTTGCTTACTGATAACCCTGGTTAACGTGTAAGCTCAGCCCGTCAGTGGTGGGACACTGGCGTAACCATCGAAGGGGGATGGCTGATTACCTCTGATAAAGGAAAAATAATGTCAGAATTGAAATTAAACGCTATTGACTTTATTTCTTTTGCGGTCGCTGGAAATACATTTAAATTAAAAGCTAATTTGATTGGCCCTAATGACCAATTTCATTCGGTAAACCTAGATATAGCGCCAGATGAGATAAAGAATAAAACCATCGGTGAGATTGAAAAACTTGCTATTCAAGCCTTGCGTTCAGCTTGAATTACGGCAATTTGATCTAATTTCGCAGTGATTTGATTATAAGCACAGGTGTGAGCGCTAATAACTTCTTCCATCTGTGCTTTCATTGAATCAACCATAGCCTCTAACTCTTTAACACGTTGTTCTAAATTCATAACTGTCTCCCGCCTTTCGGCTTATCGTGGTACTTGTTCAAAAGTGGCCGTCAGTTCAAACAGCGGCCCGGTCTTTGTCATATTCCAGGAGCGGCAGACAAACAGCTTCCGCACTCCCGTATCGGATGGCGTCCAGTAGAACGATTCAACCGCCCCCCTGGCTTTGAGGAATGCCTCTGCATCCTTCGCAGGGTTACTGCGGCACGCTCCGCTGACGCCGCGAAAGGTGAGCGAGTATTTATCCATCAGTGGATTGATACCCTTCACCTGTCGCTGTTCGTATCCGTCACCTAGCTTAACGACGGCAACATTCGGCGTGCGCTCAACGCTGTAGCCCTTTTGCGGTGTCCATGTGAATGTTTCTGGCATGGATTACTCCCAACAAAAAACCCGCCGAAGCGGGCTTGTGTTAATTAAGGCAACTTTCAGAAGCTATCTACAAGTTCTTTGAGCTGTTTTTTGGCTTCGCTCAAGATGTCTGCTTCAATCTCTGCCAGGCTTTTATCGCGCTGCAAGGGTAAATGAACGCGAACCTTCACGCTTTTACAGTGGTCTTCATAATTAACAAACACGCTAGCAAGGATACCTTTTCCATTGTCATTATCGTAAGCCGTGATGTCTTCAATTTGATATTCCATTTAAACTCTCCTTTGTTATCAGAATGCTCGATTTTAGCACGCCTTACCTTTTTGTACGTGGTTGGATTAATCCGCCAGGCCGATTAGCCTGATCGCTTATATGGAACAAAGTAACCTGCTTCATCTTTTGCAATATCTGCGCCATGGTCGCATCGTCAATGCCGCCGGTAGTGTTGATGGTGAAATGGACAGTTTGATTAACAACTCCGCCACTACCCCCAACCTTATTTGCCGGAATAATCTTCCCTGACTGATTCGGGATGAATGCCTGCTGACCCCCGGCGGTCTGGAAGATTTCAGAACGGCCATCCTCGTTGACACGATAGGCGTTACCAGCAGAAACCGTACCGCCGTAGCGACGACCGCCACTCATGGTGACACTTGCAATATTCGAAAGCAGGGAAGCACCGGCCGAGGCGATGGCTGCGTAGTTCGCCATTTTTTGTGCTGGCGTAAGAGCAGTCGGATCCGCCATGGCCTGCATAATCGCCGTGTTAAGGCTCAGGGTTGATTGCGCTATCGCGAATGCTTTTGCAGCAGCGAACATGGCAACATATGCACCACTGCTCTTTCCAGACGTGTTTTCGATAATTGACGCCAGGCTGTCAAAGCCCTGCGATGCCGAGCCGAGAATGGAACCTATCGCCTCAGTTTGTGCATTGGCCTCATCTACAGCAATTTTCCTCCTGGCGTTTGCTGCCTGCTCCTGAATGGCCGTCTTGGCATCTTCGTATTGCTGGACGCTCAAAACACCCATTTGCTGGTACTGTTGCAGTGCCGCCAGCTTCTGCTGCTCCTGGAGCGCTATTTGAGCCGTCGGGTCTTGCACAGCGCCGGTAACAGCGTCAGGGGTGGTTTTGTTGGCGGCAATCTCCTGATCGGTAAAGCGCTTAGCCTGCTCTGCCTGAGCGCGGTTCTTAATAGCGTTGGTCACCTCCCATATCGCCTTGGCCTGAGACCTTGCCTTGGCGATCTGCTCGTCCGTTGCTTTATTGCCTAGCGCAACAACGGCGTCGTATTGAGCCAGCTCCAAAGAACCCTCGGCATAACCGGTGTTGAGGCGGGATAGTGCAGCCTGTTGCTTTGATATTGCTTCGGCCGCGGCGTCGGCGCTTCCCTTTGCTTTAGCCTTATTGATGCCTGTTTTTTCTGCTGACCCTATGGTGGCTTTTATTGTTATTGGCTTGCTATTTTTTGCTACTTTTTGGGCTGCATCCCACCCCGCCCTGGATGACTTCTCCCAAGCTTCAGCTGTCAGTTGAGCTGATTTATCCTCGTTCTCTTTCTGCCAGTCACCAAAACCAAGCCAACTCCATGTCCGCGCTCGCCTGGCGTACATCTCAGCCTCAGAGCGGAGGTCTGCTATTTGCTGACTTGCTGTGGCGGCCTGCCCGGTAAGCCTGCCAATGGCAACCGCAAGAGAATCTATAACCAGAACCATGCCGTTACTGGCCTCTGTGGCCTGGTTGATATCATCAACCATAGTAAGAAATGAGTTTGTCAGCGCGGTATTGGCCTGAGAAAGCGTACGCGGAAGTTTATCGAACTCTGCATTCACTGAACTGGTTTGCTTCTGAATGGCGTTGAGAGCATCTTCTGCTGTCAGTTTCCCGTCCAGCATCAGCTGACGAAGCTCTCCGATGCTTACACCCATCCCGTCGGCAATCTGGCGCGCCAGTTCCGGCATTTGCTCAAGGATGGAGTTGAACTCCTCCGCCCGGACAGTGCCGGATGAAATTGACTGACCGAACTGACGAAGAGCATTCGCCATTTCATCGGAAGATGACCCGCCGATACTTCCTATTTTTTGAAGTGTTTCGGTTAGCTGGATGATCTGCCCGTTAGATGCACCGGTATCGCGCAACGCCGTGCTGAGAGTCTCCCACAGCCTGGCGGTATCCTGAATTGAACCTCCGGTAGCCGAACTTATTCGCTTTAACCCCTGCATTGTATTCGATGCAGAATCCGCACTCCCTGTGAGCCTCTCAATCCTCGCGTTGAGTTGATTCATGGAGTCGGCGGCAGACAGAAAAGCCCTTCCCCATTCAACAATCAGAGCAACAGAAATAGCTGCGGAAACCTTACTTATTGCCATGGACATCTTGGAGGCGGAGTTGTCGGCCTTCTTAAACCCTGCATCCATGTTATCAGTTACAGTCGCAACCTGCTTATCAGCACGCAGCAACTGTGCCGTATCGGCTTTGATCACATATTCAATATCACCGACGTTCTGGGTCATTTCACTTTCTCCAGGCAAAAAAAACCCAGCGAGCGCTGGGTTTGTATTAAGGCAGTGTTTTTATTTCCACTTACAAGCCTGTGATAAATTTTCCATAACTTTATCTGTTTCTGACAGGTCAAATTCAACTACTTGCATCGTGGTTCCGTAAGGTTCAAAACCAAATATTACTTTTTTATGTTTAGCCAATTCCTTTATAAATTGTATTGGCTGCGGAGCAAATGCCGCATCACCGCCCTCCCCACCACCCCAGGCCTTCTTAACTGGTTTTCCACCATCGAGTCGAATAGTTACTCTTGGGCTATCGGATCCCATATAGTCGCTGAACGATAAATAGACTTCCGTCTTATTGTCACTGCAACGCAGTACGAGACTTGTCTCACGACTTGAACCCGCTTTGTTGTAGATATCCGGTGATGTATTAATAGCCACGAAGTCAGTCTGATCAGTCATCTTATTTGTCTCTGACTTGGTAATCCACGACCCGAATTTCTCTACGCCAGCATTTGCAGAAAACGATGTTCCAATGACTAAAGCCCACAAAAGCGCCTTCTTCATATCCCTATCCCCATCAGTAAAAGATGAGACAAATCCTATCAGGTATCACCGCAACAGGAAAACCCGCAGTTAAGCGGGTTGGGATGTTGATTGGCCGAGAAATCGCCCGATTGGCGGACTTTTCCGCCGATTAAAAAATCTTGCGTAAATCCACGTCATAAACCGCCATCCAAGCGGCGCGAGGCCATGACTTAACAGTGCCAAAGCGCGGATCTTCGACTTCATGCGGTTCAGTGTCATTCTCCCTGCACCACTTGCGGAGCGGCTGCCATTTGAATTTCTGGCCGAGCTTCTTCTCTACCGGGATGATGGCGGCATAGTTTTTGCCTTCACCGATGCGTTCTGCCAGCTTGTTTTTGGCGCGAACAGCGGCGGAGGCTGTTGCCATCGCGGTTACCTCGCGTTTCTCAGAGATCCAGCGCTTCTCTTTAACTGCACGATCGCGCTGTTCAGCAATAATGCGGTTCTCTTTCACTTTTGTCAGGAGGTCTTCCAGAGCTGCTTCATAGGTCAGCGGGATACCCATCGATGGAGTTGGACGGAAGTAAGCATCCTCAAGGCGTTCGAAAAAGGCCCATGCTTCGTCAGTATCAACAATCTTCGACATACGGGCCGCGCCCTTTTCGGTCCAGAGCGTAACCTTTTTAGCCCTTTTGCCAACAGCGCTAAAATCATTAGCTCTGTTCTTAAACTCCTTCAGAGGCGCACCGGACAGGGTATAGATATGCACACCCTCAATGAACCTTTCCCGGTTCTGAGTGAGGTTGGCACGAATGTGACTATCTTCCACTGCATAGCCTTTGGCGAGGGTCTCAGTGGTAACAACTCTAACCCCTTCCCACTCGATTACAGGGCAAGACAGGGGATCGACAACAGCTTTTGTTGGTGCTACATTTACAGCAGTTGATGAAGGTTGTTGCATGTAAGACTCCAATCAGTAGTTAATGTAAGCCGCCAGTCCTACCTGGCGGTTTTTCTTTTGCGCCTTCCTATGCGCCCATCAGTGAATCCATTCCTCACCGCGAAGCATTGCCAACATTGGCTGCGCATGCTTCACGACAATATTGCTGCTATCCAGATCCTGCGCTTCACGAAGCAGAATCTTCTTGGTTTCCCCGGTCATATAGCGAATGTCATGGGCAATGTCGTAGAGCATTCCTGCGTATTCTGACTTCGCCTGTTTCATTGCCGGGTAAAGTTGCTGGCTAACCCGCTGGCTCTTTTCCATCCAGAGCTGCAAGTAACAAAGACTCACCAACTCCTCATCAGAAAACTGCTTGGCGATGGGTGAGTCCTGAACCTCGCGATCCAGGATGTCCAGCGCCCAGCGTCGGAAATCTTTGGCCTTTGGTGTTGAGGCAAACATCGCAACCAAATGAGCGCCTCGAAGTGAATAAACCCTGACCGATTTGTTACGTAAGCTATTGTTTATCCCGTTGACCTTCATATTGAGTGTCAATGACATCGACTCGGAAAACTCATCAGCATTACGTGCATAAAT